AAGTTTTCCAACTATCAGTCATTGTAAGATCAGAACTAGCTCTCCAATCACAAGCGTTTAATAATACATCTCTTTCTACTCTTAATAATCTCATTGGCTCTAAATTATTTAACCTTGTAACTTCAGCATCTATTTCGGATTCAGTTGGTGGTGTACCAGAATCTAACCATTTCAAATTAGAGTAGAGATAATCTGAACCTGACCAACTCCATTGTTTATCAGGTGCTAAAGATGCTAATGCTTCTATTCTTGTGTTAATCATGCTGCGATCTCCAAAGCCATTAAAGTTGCATCAGTAACACCAATAGTTGGTGTTTGACTTGTATTGGTATTACAGGTTTGCATTTTATATGTATGAGCACTTGTATCTCCAGGTGTATCAATTACCATTTGTGTGCAAGTTTGCTTTGTTTGTAGTCCACCACTACCATCGCCAGCAGCATGGAGACTTAACATTAGTTGTGTACTATCTCTTAACATCTTCATGTTTGCTCGTACATTATTACCACTTATAAGATTAGTATTTATATAACAAGAAAATATAATCATTATTTTGCTACTGCTTGTAGTTGGTGTAATACTTAAAGTTGCACCTGTAACATCTACAAAGGTGTTTGTTGAGGTTGTAGTAAAGTCTATTTGAGTTGCATTAACGATCTGTAAGGCTCTCGTAAAAACGCTTCCGTCTGCTTCTTGTAAATTGTTAACTTTTAATGTGCTCATGGCTTGGGATTAGCATCTTTGACAGCTTTAACATGTGTTGCCCACGTGCCAGTGGTATCAAACTTACCAGCAACTAGGTCTTTATAGATCATGTCGAGCTGGTTGCCATAAGAGTCATACGTTGTGGAACCGTTAGTTGTTCTATCTGTTTTGTACTTAACAGCAGCAGCTTCAGCATTTAAAGTTGTCCTTGCCTCTGTAACTTTACTTGCATCAAGCGTTATTGAATTACCTTCAGCATCAAAAGCCCCTGTACCATCATCAATAGTCACAGCGTTAGGATAGGCTTTGCGTATGGCTTCGTGATCTAAACTCATAATCAGTTTTTTATTAAATTATACAGCAGAGATATCATGCTGACACCTCAATTAGAGTTAAAGTTGATATGACTCTTGATCTATAACTAGCGTTATCATCTGCCCCACTTCTATTAAGAAAACTTGTGTTACCAGAATTTGCTGATCTCATTTGCACTTTATAGGTTTCAGAAGTACCAGAAGGTGAATCTAAATATGTAAAGTTAACAGCTTCTATATTTGCATTTTGTTGACCTCTAATTGCAGTAGTGGCTTGAGTTCTACTACCACTAGAATCCCCTACAGCACCACTTATGACACCTGAAGAATCACAAAGTCTTATATTTACCATTTGATCGGAATTTTCATAACCAGCACCACCATCAAAAATTACAAGAATTTTATGACCAGAAGTAAAATTAATAGATTGGCTAAGTCCAGTTATATCTGTATAAGTAGTGCTGTTAATACTAAACGTATCAGTTTTGACTACCTGTCTAATTTGGATTATTCCACCGCCACCACCTGTTGCTACTCCCGCAGTTGGTATTATGCTGTTTACTTTTAAAATACTCATAGCTTAAGTTTACTAAACAATGGTTAATACGCAATCGGCGGCGACATCAACTGTGACTCCACTATTTATTGTCAATGGGCCTGCAACCATAGCATTGTGTCCAGTAACAGTATAATTCGCTGTTGCATTTTTATCACTTAGATAGAATATTTCATCAGAACCACCACCTTGTGCACCTGACCCCGAATCAATACCAGTAAGACCTGAGCCATCACCAACAAATTTTGTAGCTGTTACAGTTCCTGTGCTTGGGTTATAAGTAAAATCTCCATCTGATTCTAAGCCTACATTCCCAGTTGCAGAAGCATCTTCAATAAATGGTATTAAATTATTTTCATTAGTCGATTCATTATCTGCAACTGAAATATGATTTGCGTTAGTTGCCGTTGTAACTGTAGTCCCTGCAATGACTGTTGCTAAAGCTACACCCGCAACTGTTATTGCATCGGCCTCAAGTGTACCGTCAAAATCGCCATCTACGGCATCAATATTTCCTTTGAAAATTGTTGCTGTTACCGTACCTGTTGACGGATTGTAAGAAAAATCTCCATCAGACTCTAAACCAACATTTCCTGTAGCTGAAGCGTCCTCTATAAATGGAATAAGGTTTTCTTCATTGGTAGATTCATTATCTGCAACAGAAACGTGATTAGCATTTGTGGCTGTCGTTACTGTGGTTCCCGCAATAACAGTAGCCAGAGCCACACCCGCAACTGTTATAGCATCAGCTTCTAGAGTTCCGTCAAAGTCTCCGTCAACAGCATCTACATTTCCTACAAAAGTTGTTGCGGTAACGTTTCCAGTTACTGTTAATCCAGAAGAAGAAAAACTTCCTCTTGTAGTTCCGCCGCAAGTTATATCGACAGTATCAGCGGCACTTGAAAAAATACCAGTATTTAAATCATCCCTAAAACCTAAAGCGGGGGCACTTGCAGAACCATCTTCAAGTGTTAAAGTTCCGTCAAGTTGTAATAAAGTAACCCAACCATCATTTGAACTATTTCTTATTTTTAAAACACCCTCGTTTGTGTCTGCCCACCATTGATAAGCATATTTTGTACTTGGTTCAGTAGATGATGAATTATTACTTACAATCGCAGCTAAAGCATTGTTAAGGTCACTCCTAAAATTTGCCCCTGTAGCATTATCGAGTACATAGTCGTGAGTTGCCATTGCCTAACTATTTTTTATTTAAGGTTATCACAATTTAAGAGCCTCGACCAAAACCCACAGCAGTATATTTAAAATTCCTATCAACAAAACTAGAACCATTTTTAACATCTATATCAAAACCACTCCCCGTTATATTATGAAGGCTGAAAAAATCTCCGCTTTGCATATTTTCTAAAATAATTCCTATTGTCGGTAAATGAGCAGATGTCGAACCACCAAGTTCAGAAGTGCCTGTGAAAAAGGTATTTATAAATGACACTGATTTTCTACTTGTACCAGATGCGATAACAGCGGAAGGTTGCTCTGTTCTTCTTATTAAATTTGCAGAATAACCTAATTGCTTTATGAGAATACTTTGTGCAGGGTCTATACTCGTAAGTTCTGCTCTAAATTTAAAACCTCTTCCAATAAAAGTTCCGTTTGCCATTGGTTCAAACGGGGTAAAATTAGCTCCATAAGTGCAATTACCACTTGTAGTTTGGCTTGTAGTTCCCGTTAAAACAAAGTCATTAACACTTCCGGTGCTTTGAATAACATATTCCCCATCGATACCCGTTCCGCTTGTAAAATCAACGACTATTACATTTCCCGCTACATAACCGTGATTGGCTTTTGTAATTGTAATTGTTGTACCTGATTGAGAGTAGGTTGCCGAAACCGATAAATCAGGGTCTAAATCTGTTATCGCGACAAGTAACTTTGCGTTGGTATCGAATGCCGTGAGCGCATCAATGTCTGTCCAAACATCAATCAAAGCCGTTCTAGAATCTATTAAATCATTAGGATAAAAAGATTCCGTTACTATGTGGCGTGTCAAATTAACGACCTGTTTTGCGCCAAAATCAACATTACTTACAAAATCGTATTTACCAGAAGAAGCAATATCACCTAGAAAATCAATTGAAGATAAAGCGTCAATCGAACTTATAGAATCAATTTCTGTCGTTGAACCAAGAACTAAACCGCCTAAAGTAGAATCAAAAAATGTATTGGTTTTTGCGCCATTAAAAGGGGTCGCATCTGTATCTTCTCTATCTGTAAGAATTGCAAGCTTTGGAAGAGCATCGGGAACGGTAACGACAACTGAAGTTTCACCAGAACTAAGTCTGCCCCCATCATCACGAAATTTTAAAATATATTCGCCCTCGACAGCCGGCACTAAAGTTTCACCGACGTTTCCCGCTAAAGCCGGAATAATATCGACGGAATTAGTAAAAGTACCCGTGCCATCTGTCAAATTCGAATGCCTCACGACTATCGTGCCTCCGTGCGTTACATCCACGTCGGTAGCCTTATCGAAACGTAATCTTACAAATTGATCGGAAACCGGCTCGACGGTTAAATTTGAAACATCTTGAGGAAGAGCAGTTTTTCCTACCGCTTCAAAAGTAAGATTATTAGAAGTAGCCGAAAGTTGGCCGACAACGTTATAACTAAATACTTGAAATTCATAAGTACCTAGTTGACTATTTAAAATTTGAAAGTCAGGTCTAGATACTTTTTCGGATACAAAATTACTATTTTCAAATCGATAATTTACTTGATATTCGGTAACGCCAACGATAGGTTGCCAACTTAAAAATATTTTTGATACTGCTTGATTATTAATAGGAACTATTGTTTCTACCGCCGAAAGGTTTGAGGGGGGTGGTTTTAGTTCAGTAAGATTTGAAACATCTCTCGTAGGTAAAGAAGCTCCGTCCTCAATAAATGAATATTTGCCCTCTACATAAGATAAAGCCGTAATAGCGTAATTAATTCCATCTACCTCTTCTACCGTTATTACTCTAAAAAGTTGACTCGATACAGAATCATTAGAAATTAGCCAGTTAGCCCCGACGTTCGGTGTTTGTGAAAATGCTTCAGAAACCGTGATATTTTTACCACTTACGGCAGAAATAGTTTTAGTTTCTACTGTTCCATCAGGCAAAATAATACTTAAAGTCGCACTACCGGTGGTTGGTAAATCAGTATTTTCTGAGTCATCTACCGTAACTACCGTAGTTGAAGTGACTCCGCTTAATTTTCCGCCTCTTCTTACTCCCGCTCTTACTGGGTCATTTATAGCAATGATAGTTGATGGTCTAACAACTATTCCACTATCTATAGAGGTAGTAAAGTTTACAACCTCAGATTCATTTTGTTCGGCAAAAAGTATTGCCTTACCTAATCTCGAAGCTTGACCTCTAGAAGTACATGCAAAAGCTTTTACTTGTTTTATACTTACCCCAAACTTATTTTGAGTAGCGGCATCAGCTTCGACAACCTCAAAATCTATTTCTTGAGTATCCATATTAAAATATGAAACTGAAACTACCGTATGTCTTTGCTTCAAACTACTTCCCGAATAATTAAAACCTTCACTTGTTATATTGCTTAAATTAAATATGTAAGAGGCCGATGCAGGGGAATCTTGTTTTAGGGCTATAGAACCCGCACTCCAAATAGGCATACATCTCATTACGCCCGCTAATTCGTTTATAAGGTCAAATGCTTCGCCGGACCCTTGAATATTTACGTTGCATGCAAACCTCGCCTCTTGACCGCCCTGACCGTCATCTACGAGTGTATTAGCAAACTTACTAGCCGTTACAAAAGAAAATAAATCTAAATTACTATCGGTTATATGATCTCCAAAACCATATCTAGTAT